GAAGAGGACACGTTGAAAGCTATTCCGAAATTACTCACAGAAGCGGCAGAAAAAGTGCGGTCGAATTTTCCTTTTGAGGATATTCCGAAAATGATTCCAACAAAGCCAAGTTTTTACGATAAAGCGAAGGCTGATAAGGCGCGCGATAGCTTGATGGCAATGATGAAAGGGAAAGGGGCATTGCAATGACAAGCTATAAATGCCCAAAGTGCGGTGCGGAATTAGAGGATTTTTATACGCCAGATTATTTTATATCGAGCAGCGAATGGGATGACGATCGTTTTCGCTGTAACGGTCACTTAATTGAGCCGATACCGTTTCCGCAGGTAAGTAAATACAGCGCAGTGAATCGAACAAAATCTTGCGGTTATTTTGGGTTGGAAGATTTAGGTGTGGAGTACAAAGAATGAGTTTTGCGATGTTATTCAAGCGTTGGGAATGATGTTATGAGCCAATACAAACCTTTCTTTTTACGCGATCAACGCATTAAAAATAATTGCTTGGATTTAATCAAAGAGCTGCCAACAGACGATAAAAAGCCGTTGGTCGTAAAAATCCAACCGATAACACGCTCACTTGAGCAGAACTCAAAACTTCACGCACTACTAAGCGATATATCAAAACAGTGCGAATTTAACGGTAAAAAGCGAGACATTGACACTTGGAAGATGATTATGGTATCGGCTCACAAAATTGCAACGGGTGGACAGGCTGAAATGGTAATCGGATTAGAGGGTGAAGTAATCAACCTACGAGAAAGTACCGCTCAAATGAGCGTAAAACGATTAGCAAGCCTTATCGAATATGTTCAAGCGTGGGCAGCAGAAAACGATGTAATTCTTAGTGATGGTTGGAGGCACTAAATGAGAGAAGAAATAGCCCTAGCGATTGTTTTGTTTGTAGTAACAACTGTGATTATTTGTTTTATATGCGGAGCTGATGATGAGTAGCAAAGAAAAATTTGAACGCACTAAACCAGTAGTGAATACTGAAATAATAGGACGCGTTGATCACGGTAAAAATATTATAGCGGCGGCAATAACAACAGTATTAGCGAATACAGCTAAAGGAGATTTTTTAGCAACCATGCCAAAAGTAAGCTATCCAGCAAGTCGCACCAACAAGAAAGCCATTTATAGAGAATAGGTATGAGCAAACCTAAAGAAACCAAATGCAAAGTCTGCGGCAAAGCGTTTGTAAAAACCTTTAGCTCGACACAGAAAGTTTGCTCGTCTGAATGTGCGATTAAATTAGCTCGAGATAATGCGAAAAAAGCGCAAGAACGAGCAGAGAAGAAAAAGCAAAGGGAACGTAAGGCTAAATTAAAAAGCCGTTCAGAATGGCTAAAAGAGGCGCAAGCGGTATTTAATAAATTTATCCGTTTACGAGATAAAGACCAACCTTGTATCAGTTGCGGTCGGTATCATCAAGGTCAATACCACGCAGGGCATTATCGGAGTGTGGGGGCGTGCCCTGAATTAAGATTCTGTGAGCTCAACGTACATAAGCAATGCGCACCATGTAATGACCACAAGAGCGGAAACATCATCGAATATCGAATTAATCTCGTCAATAAAATCGGTGCAGATAAGGTAGCTTGGTTAGAACGGCAAGACCACGAACCAAAGAAATACACCATTGAAGATTGCAAGGCGATTATTAAGTATTACAAGGCAAAAATTAAGGAGCTTACGTGAATATTGATGTGATTTCAGTTGAATTTGGTTATTGGGCTACACCTCGTTATGAGACTGAATTTCCACGTGTAGCCGCAGGGTTTGCAGAGATGAAATGTGATGCTCGTTATGCTGAAAAATATCGTACGCATCCTATAAGCGATGAATTAGGAATGGAAATTGATGGCTACCTTGGTGTAATTAGAAAGGTCACACCAGAACTTTATGATGTATTCGTTCTGACTTATATCAAGAGATGGGAAAAGCAAGAAATTTGGCGATATTTACATATTTCACGGCGTGAATATTTCAATCGATTGAAAACGGTAAAAACATCACTTTTATTGCTATTATCAACAGAAGGCAAGCAATGTTTATTTATTGCCTGAAAAGTGCGGTCTATTTTGACCGCATTTCTTTTAGGCGAATCGAGATTGTTGCACTTGGAATTGTAAATTTAAGGCTTTCATTACTTTCATTACAGTAGCAAAAGTAGGATTGCCCGTGCCAGATAAGGCTTTATAAAGACCTTCTCGGCTTATCCCTGCATCACGTGCGATTTGGCTCATGTTACGCGCACGGGCTATGTCGCCAAGGGCGGATAAAATAAGTTCAATATTATCTTCTTGTAGAATTTCATTAAGGTAAAGTTGAATTTCTTCTTCAGAAGTGAGGTGTTCTGCCACATCAAAGTCTTTTAATTGTTCAGTCATAATCCTAGCTCCTGTGCGAGAAGTTTTGCTTGTTTAATATCTTTCTCTTGTGTGGATTTATCTCCGCCACAAAGTAAAATCACTAATACGCCATTCTGGTTTTTAAGATAAATTCGATAACCTTGACCTTCATCAATCCGTAATTCAAAAATCCCATCATTCACACTTTTGATATCACCAAAGTTGCCGAACTGTAAGCGTTTAATTCGTGCGTTTATTTTCGCTTTGGCACGCAAGTTTTTTAGTTTGCTTAACCAAGAATCAAATGTCAGAGTGGTTTTGATTTGGATTGTCATTGTTAATCCTTATCAATTGCTTTGACATTATTTTAGATAATTTCCTCAAGGTGTCAAGTATGGTTCACAATAAAATGTAATTTTCATGCTTTACATTCTCCAAATTTTCCTCTAGTATTTTATTCAAGGTGTCGAAACCTTAAACCAAAAGCGGAAGTCCGCACCCGATAGCATAGCGGTTTTTTTTATGCGCAAAATTTGTGATCTCGTTTAGTTTTATTGCCATTAAGACTTAACACGCATAAATCCAATTTCATCTATGTCGGGCGGGCGGAGAATACAACACCCGAAAGGGGAATAATCCCAGCCGTTTCTTTTGGTCGGCTTTCGAACCACCTATCCGCCATAAAATTCGAAAAGGTATCAGTTATGACAATTCAAGCCCAACTCTCTACATTCAATTTTGAATCAAATTCTATCCGCACTTTAGCTATAAACAATGAACCTTGGTTCGTTGCAAAGGACGTTTGTGACGCAATCGGTCTAACAAACTCTCGTATATCTTTAATTGCGTTAGATGAAGATGAAAAGGGTGTAAGTTTAATTTACACCCCTAGCGGACAACAAGAAGTGAATATCATCAGCGAAAGCGGAATGTACACTTTGATCTTACGTTGTCGTGATGCAGTTAAAAAAGGATCTATTCCACACCGTTTTAGAAAATGGGTTACAGCGGAAGTATTACCTACTATTCGTAAAACAGGAAAATATGAAAGCAAAACATCCGTCAATGACAGAACAGGTTTACGCAATGCCGTGAATATGCTCGTGAGCAGAAAAGGATTAATTTATTCCGATGCCTATCATTTAATCCACTAACGCTTTAATGTGGAATCAATCGAAGATTTAACCCTTGAACAACTCCCTGAAGCAGTAGAGTATGTTCACAAAATAATTTTAGAAGGGGAGTTGATCACTGATCCTGAACTACCTAGCAGTGAAAAGAAATTCAGTTTTGAATTTACCGAGTACGAACTCCAACAGCTTCTTTGGTTATGGTTTGCTTTCAAACGTGGCGTCGGCACATTCCAACATATCGAAAAAGCCTTTAAGGCGCTAGGCTCAAATATGAGCGGAGATATATATGGACAGGCTTACGAATATTTAAGCGTGCTACGCTCAACAAACCAAATCTTAAACCGTATTACACAAGAGTTTAACATCGACCCAATGACAAATTGGCGTGTATTAAAACACTTGCGAGGCTTTAATCCAAAAGCAGTCAAAATCGACTTCTAAAAACAACGGAAAATCCGACCGCACTTTACCGTGTGGCGGATTGCTACACCTCAAATTCACGAAAAAGGATAAATTATGTTCAGATTTCTCTTTGCGGTAGCGTTGTTATGGGCAGCATACGAACTCAATTTAAACCAAGATTGCGATGGGTATATTTGCGACACGTCATCACTAATTACCGCACTTCATAAACCGCTTGACAGTGCACACTAAAAGTGTATCATATGTACTATATTGCGGTTTTAGCGCATGGCAAACGCAAGAAAGAATTTTACAGCCCTGATCGGAAACGGTCGGGGCTTTTTTATTGCCTAAAGAACAGGCGGGAGAAA